ATGGGAATACATGATAAAGACATTTACGTTCGGTTGCCGAGAACAGAGAACAAAATCAGAGCTGCTACATATCTGGAAGATAACAAAACTGCAATATTGGATTTTGAAAATTACTTATATGCCCAGGGGATCGGAGCTCTACGAATCCTGGATTGTATCACTACCTTGCACCGCTACGCTCTTGACACTACAAAACCCTTCAAGGAAATGACAAGGACTGATGTCCAGGCAATTGTAGCAGGGATCGAGAGATCTGATCTTGCAGAATCATCAAAGCAGCACAACAAAAGCATATTGAAAAAATTTTTCAGATACCTCCAGGGAGAGCAGAATGCTGCCTCCTGGGTGAAGACAAGTGTCAAGCTGAGTTCTAAGAAACTCCCAGAGGACCTCTTCACTGAAGACGAAGTAAAGATGCTCATAGAGGCAGTGGACAATCCAAGGGACAAGGCACTCATTTCCGTTCTGTTTGATAGTGGTTGTCGGGTAGGGGAGATCGGGGACCTCAGGATCAAGAACATTATTTTCGATGAGTACGGGGGGATTATCAATGTCACAGGTAAGACCGGAGCTCGCAGAGTACGGTTGATGTTTTCGATGTCAGCAATCGCAGACTGGTTGGACTATCATCCACAAAAACAAGACAAGGAAGCATATGTCTTTGTGAACGTGTCCGGACCAAACAAAGGAAAACAAATGAGGCACAGTGCCATAGACCAGATGATCAAGAAAGCAGCAAAAAAAATAGGGATGGAAAAAAGAGTACACCCACATCTGTTCAGACACTCCAGAGCTACCATGTATGCACAACATCTCACCGAGGCTCAGATGGAGATGAACTTCGGATGGATTCACGGCTCGAAAATGTCAGGAACATATGTCCATCTTTCCGGAAAACAGATTGATGATGCTATCCTGGGAATCTATGGAAAAAAGAAAAAGGAAGATGTTCTTCCGGAACTCATGAGCATAACGTGCCCCAGATGCAAGAAAGATAACGGTCCCACATCTTCGTTCTGTGTTCAATGTGGCCTTCCTTTGAACTTGGATGCAATGCAAGAGGCTCAAACCTCTCAGGAAAAGTTGATGCATGTAATTGAGATGATCATGAGGAACGACGAAATTAGAAGTATGTTAGATGAAGTCTGACATACTCCCACGACTAAAGATCGTGGGCTTTCTCCTTTGTTTATCGTAAACTGCAAATATGTGCTTTCAATTCCTCAACCGTATCAAAAGGCCCTATTGTTTTTTGCTTTTCTATTCTTTTCAGTTTTTCAATATATTCAGGTTTTAACTCTGGCTCTAAAATCTCTTCTTCAGTTCCGTAATTGACAGAAAAAAAGAGGAAAAAAGATAAACCTGTGCAGGCTCATCTGATAGTATTGTTCCTTATGGTCGCTCCTGGAGCATAGATTCCAGGAGACTTGCATTTTTCAATTATATTGTCCTCGATAATTACATTTGACATCTTGGCTTCTATCGCCCGGATCCCTGGGTATGGTAGCCCTCTGATGTAATTATCAGATACCAAGATATCCTTGAGAGTACCCTGCAGCTGCAGACCCGTATGACCTCCTCCAGCCGTCGAGCATTTATTGTTCAAGAACTCTCCTTTTGTTACATTGTAGAACCGGCATGAAGAGTTTGTCCTGTTAATGAATGTGGAGTTCTTCACTGAAATATTTTCCACGTAGTAGGTAGCTACTCCGTCATGCCCACACTTGTTTACAGTGAGGTTGTCTATTGTGACGTTCTTGCAGTCACTGAAAAGCAGCGCATCATTACATCCATTCTTGAACGTGCAATTTTCAACCGTGAAGCCATCCAAGCCGATCAGTGTTGCCATGTTATACAGCGAAGTCCCGAGTCTGACATCAGGATAGTAATCGCTTTGACTTCCATCTACAGTGAGGTTCTTCAGTACTACTTTGCTTGCGGAGTTCTTATATGCCATGAGCATTGCCTTTTCTTCACGAATAGGGCAGCCCCTGTAGCCCCATGAAGGAAGGCCCTTGGCGAGCTTCAGAATAGCTCCATTCCCTTCCAAGACTGTATTGCTCCTGAACAGCAGGCTCTCGTCAATGTTATAGACAACATCCTTTTTGAGAGAGATTATCCCGGAATAGCTGAGGGCCTCGTTCAGTTCTGAGGCATTAGCGCCCTCATAGAATCTCTTGATTCCATCTGCCCCAACCGCCTCGATTGAATAGTTTTCGGATGGTTGCTCAGGCTCTGCAAGTTGCTCAGGCTCCGGACCCGCAGGGACACTCGGCTGTTCTGTCTCTTGATCTCCACAAGCATTGATCTATACGAGTTGTCCCCAGATTGAAATTGGCCTGTCCCCAACACTGGCTTTAATGGTTCCCGCGAGAATTTCTGCATCTGTGCGTGAATCACACATAATCATTATAGTTGCAGGCTCAGTTGTCTCCACAGGCTCTGCAGGTTGCTCAGGCTCCGGACCTGCAGGGACACTCGGCTGTTCTGGATCTACATAAGAAAAGGTGTATGCTACATCCCTCATCCTTGAGCGTGCGGGCCCCGTTGTTTTCAGATACCATCTGAGGGTTACGGGCTGACTTGGTCCTGCAGTGAAGTCCACTGTCTTGGCCTGCTCTTCGTATGATGTACTCTTTGTTACAAATGTTGCCAGTTCTTCCTGTTTTCCTCCAACTTCGGCAGTGACTATACATGTGCCTTCAACTCCTGCAGCTGCAACCTGGAAGAGCATAGACAGCTTTTCAATCTTGATCCGCTTACCCATCTCTGCAGGAATGGTTACTTTTTTCTGCATTTCCCTTTCACTTGAAAGGTCTACGTTCGTATATATCGTCGAAAAAATACCGTCTATTACAGGCATGGTCATTTTCTCCTGAAAATCTGTTTTTCTGGCAACACGTTCTGAATTGCAGTAACATCTTCATCACTACAAGAAATAATCACAAAAGCTGGTTTCTCAGTTGGTTCTTCTTTGGGTTCCTCGACCTTGTTGGATATATTGATTGCCCCATAATAGTTTCCAGATACATTGTTCTGGAAAACGTTCCCCGAAGCTTCGACAGTGTAGTAATCTTTACCAAGGACGTTAGCAATTCCATATCCTGAAACTGCACCCGCGTAGAAGGCCTTCTTTGTGTTGGAGATAGAGTTCTTCCTGACAATAGCTTTGCAGCCCCTGACACCACCCTTACCGATATAGTTGTCAAAACTCACTGCATTTCCGTAGCATGAATCAAAGATATTGTTCTCGATTATGACATCCGTGAAACCATCGAATACTGTTCCACCCACTCCAGGGATCCCGTTCCCTTTGTCCATCATACCGCAGTTTCGGAAGGTATTATGGTGAATGTGAACTCCAGCTGCATTTCCAAGAGGCACGCTTGCTATACCCCAGACACCAGGTCCTTTAATGTCATGGATTAGGCAATTTTTCATTTCTACTTTCGTGCATTTTGTCCCATCCAGGAGATTCTCAAGCTGCACAGGTGGAGCCCAGGCATTTTTTGTGATGTCTGAAAACTTGCAGCTGTCTATCAGGACATCCGAGGAGGACCTGACCCTGACAGCATTGTTGGCTCTGATCTCAACGGAGCAATCCTGTACGACGGCACCTGAGCACTTATAGAGGTGCAGCCAGTCATGCCCCCCCTCTGCTCCGGAGCAATGGTCAAAGACAAGATTTGTACCGCCGTTCAGCCTCCATCCGTCGCCCTCGTTCCTATCTATCTGGATATTCCTGAAAACAGAGTTTGTGATGTTCGAGAATCCAAACAGGTTTCCGTATCCTACTCCATGATCGTTTGGAGTGTTGCCCTGGTTTGCGTAGTTCCCATCGTAGACAAGACCTTCAATTTCCAGTCCTGTTATCGAAGCCCCCTTTTGCCCGATAACTGGGACCTGAAGCCCGAAGTTTGGAGCATTATCCTTCAGTCGGAAAGTTACACCGTTTCCTGAAATCTTTGTGTAATCGAAAAAACGAATCAGGGAACTCACTTCAATTTCGTGGTCTTCTGAAAAAACAAATTCTGAAGGAACGTTCCCTGTGTTGTTGATGAGCGTCTGAAGCTCTGAAGAGGAGTCTATAGAAGTCGGGACAGTAATTGATGGTGACATTATTATATAATTAGGGGATTTTGTATATTAATTGTTAACACTGTTAACAATTTAAAAAAATGAGTTTTATAGGAAGAAGCTTAAAACCCCTCGAGTCGAGTGGTAGTTTACTTTACCTGGTTCTTATAACAGGTATTGACCTTTTGGGTGATATTCTTCATTATGTAGTCATACTCATTTTTCTTAATCTTCTCGAGGTCCAGAGTTGTCTTGTACCCCTGCTCTGTGAGGGCGTGTCTGACTCTGTGGACTGCATAGTTACCCGAAACCGAGAGGCCATTAACTTCAAGGCTCGGGATCTTCACTGTCACAAGATCTCCTTTTTTCGCATCAGGTGTTCCTTCAAGAACTACCTGGCCTGCAACATAAGGAAGCTTTGAATCAGTCACAAGTCCGCTGGCTATTGTAGTACATAAGGAATTGCTCTTGATCCATGCGAAAGTGTCAACTGCATACCTGTTACCATACTTAGCAATCGCGGCAGCATCAGAAGCATTTCCTGAATATTGAGTATTAGTGACCGCGTCCGTTCCTCCTTTCACATATCGGAATGTCCTTACTTCCTCCCCAATGACATCAAAGGTGGCAGAAAGCAGTCGGTTTGTCCCTTCAATCGCCTTGTACTTATCTGTGGGGGTGGTGGAAAACTGCTTCCAGGTAAGATAGCAAGTGCTGAGATTTCCTCCAGCTGTATAGGTAGGCTTGACATCAATTATTCTCTTGTACCCGGAAACTTTTTCCATCTCGGCAAAGACATCTGACATATATACTTGCTGTGCCTTTGCGTTGTACTCTGGAATTATAAGGCCCGATTCTGCATGAGTACTCGAGTAAGCTATCCGGCTCAGTCTGCTTGAAACCAGCTCCTGTAGAATGACGGTTGCATCCACATTTGTATATGTCTTATCTGCCGTAAGAAGAGCATATTGTGACTCTACAAGATGTCCAACGCAATTTAGCTGGATAGTATTATTTCGGCTCAGTTCCTTACTCTGGTTTTCAATCCTGCCCTCGAAGAGGTCAACCCATAGATGTTTTTCGTTCCGATAATACCGAATCGAAATCTGCAACCTTACAATGTCATCAAACTCTACATGGGACACGGATTCAGGATTGCCAGAACTCGAATTAGGGATTATTTCTATTGTTGCCTGTGGCACATTTGTGAAAGGGTACTCATCTACACAGTCAAACCTTACCACTTTAGGGTAATATTTCTCATGTGTATCATATTTTTCAATGACCAGACGAACATCGATTATGCGGATCATGTTCCTCCTCCCCCCTTTCATGGGAGAATATTTGCATCCCTGATTTCAAGCGTAGCTACCATTGAGCATTTTCCAGTCCCATCCGACCCAACAGTTGCACCTATAGTATTGGCTTTCCCAGTGGCATAGATGAAGAACCGTTCTGCATCCATCGTGTCAAGGGTCGCATATTCTAACAGTTGACCGAACTCACAGGACTCCGATGCGTGGGGTTCAATTTTTACATAATACTTGGTCTTTCCCCTAAGCCGGAGATTTACCGCGTTGTCTAGCTCCCTCTGAACTTCAGCATTCGTGACCCCTACAGTTGTGTTGCCATCTACAGGATAGAAAGTACCTGGGGCTCCCCCTGAACCGCTCGCATCGGCTATTGAAATCTGAGGAATTCCACTGATGACATAGAGTTTGATGAAAGGGATCCCGGTAACGGGATACAGAGTGTCAAACATGAAGATAATAGAACTTCCAACTGGCATAACCAGAGTTTGAGCTGTGGCATTCCTGACGACACCGCCAGTAATAGCATAGGCATTGTTAAGATATGCGCCATCCACAAAGTTTTCAACGTACCTGTACGCCCCGGTTCCATCGTTCCGGATTTCCACCATGTAACCCTGAGGAAGTCTATTACAGCACTTCAGGACCCTGCTCGGATCGGCAGAGTTATAGAGAGAAAGACTAGAGGTTGAAACAGTTACACCGTCAAGCATCTCAGTCAGCTTATACGAGAAGTCCGTTGCGTAAGCTCTATGGGTAGAGTTTGAGGTTTTGAGGTAGAACCGGATTTGTAAGGATTCTCCAGGAGCAGTGACCAGCTGGTAAGGCAGAACATAGCTCTTATTCTGATAGGAAGTTGAAGTGGTGGTCCATTCAATGATTGTAGTTTCTACCCCAGAGTACAGGCTGTTTGCCTTCACAGTTACCTTGAGGTAAGCGGTGACTGTTGACAGCGCACTCATTAATTTGGCGGCAAACTCATCTATTCTATAATAAGAGTTCCCTGTAAGTGCTGGTAGTGTTACAGTCCACTCCAGGCTTGTTGGGGCTGTCGAGTAAGCTGTTGCGGCGGAACTGTATACATAATCTGTTGGGGATGCCCCTGTTATTACCCTACCTGTTGAGGGGGAGGATGTTGTTATGTCTGCCCCTACTCCCCTCACTATGACATTAGGTACAATATCATAGGTCCCGTTTGTAAGGATGTCAGAGCCGCTTTCTGCAAGCTCAAAGTCGGATTCCTTGGCGCAGACAATATCATCACAGTGGAAAATTGCTCCTGCATTTGGAATGCCCGTACCCATAACCCAGAGGGAAACCGATGTAGGGATGGTGTCAAATCGGAAGTAAATCTGTTTCTGGCTCCAATCCTCATCTACATCCCAAATCAGCTCTTTTATGATCGACGCTCCAGACATCAAGGCAATTTTAAAATTGCCTTGAGTAAGTCCTTCGACCATCCCTCTGGCGGACAAAACATACCTTGAACCTGCATCCTGTATAGAGTTGAAGGTAAGAGTTTGATAGGTCTGCCCTGGAGTCGGGCTTGTCCCATCCCCTTCTATTTTCAAGGAGTATCGACCATCTACAACATGCTCGGTACTCCTTCCCTGGCCAGGAGAGTAGAAAACCCAGTTTTTAGGTGCAGTGTTGTCGAAGGACCCGTAAGAGTCGGAAACCATAACCCTGTTCGTTCCGGTAGTCGCAACGGCAACAAATTTCTGCTGTTCTCCTGAAAAATCGATCGAAACCCACCCAGAAGCTTCTGAAGGATCAATCATCTGCCAGTTAACCGCGTCATGGGAATAGATTACCTTATTCTCTGTAGTGTCCTGAGACACACAAACAAGGAGCCCCAGCGGGTTCGCCCAGACCAGATCGCGCCACTGATTTCTTTCATAAGTAATTGAAGTACCGCCTGCAGTCAACTCAACAACAGTATAACCCATCTCCGTTGTTCCAGCCCTTATTGCAGTGTTAGAAGTCTTGAGCCTGTACCTTATGGTAAGAGTCTGTCCTGTCGGTACTTCGATTGCTACATTCAGAGATTTGGGAACATAAGTTGTGGATGTCTCGGTCCATTCAACTATCTGAGTTTCAGCCCCTGCTCCAATCTGATAGGTTACTATAAGAGAAGCAGTCGGACCCGAACTTACAGCTCTGAGCTTACATCGGACATTATCTATTCTATATATATGATTGTCCGAGAGAGCCGGGAGGGTTACTGAATACATCGGGTTATAATTTGAATAGTAATCGTTTGTGGGAGTTGTATAGTTATATCCTACTGCAGTATCAGCAACCAGGGTATTCACGATGGATTCTGGTGTCCCGGTGGTTATACTTGAACTATAAGGGGTGTCCCTTAAAGTCCAGGTAATCCCATCGGGACTGGTCATTATCTGCTGAGTTCCGTCCTCAGAACAGACAACGAACAGACCGAGAGTATCAGCCCAAACTACAGAAGTCCATTTCTGAGCCGGGCAGGTCCGTAGAGTCCAAGTTGCTCCGTAGTCATCAGAGGTCATTACCCTGTAAGTCTCAGACCCCCCATAAGCAACAACAACTATCCTATGCAGTCCAGGAGAATAAGCTGAACTCAGCCAGTTATTAGACTCAGACCCTGCAGGAGTTACTACGGTGGTCCAGTTTGCACACTGATCATCAGAGTACATTATTCTGGCTGTGGTCCCTCCATATGCGAAACAAATTACTCTGCCTGTGGTCAGGGTATCATTCGGCGGTATCCAGAGAGCATCGCCCCACGAGTTATCTACTGGGGTTGTTTTTGCAGTCCACGTTTGACCATCCGGAGAGATTGCACACCTATTTCCTGTCCCGGTAATAGAAGTGATTACCCAGATACCCCACTCCGGACACCAGACCAGACCACGCCATTGATTGTTAGCGTTTGCTGGAAGCCCTGAAGGAACTGCCCAGGTTTCTCCATCAGGAGATATCATTATCAGGGTGTTGGGGGTCCCGGTTGCGGCTATTGCACAGTACTGATTCAGTTCAGGGGAGTGCCGGACACGACGCCATTCATTAGCAGCGACGGCATTTTTTGATTCCCAAATTAAGGAAGAGTTTGCTTCCCATTCCTCAAAAGATGGGTTTCTAATAATGTTTCCAGCATAGCAGTCATCACTCGAAAAGAGCATGGAGTTATAAATGTACCTGCTCCGGACCCTTTTCCGAACACTCTCCATATAGGGTTTTTCCGAAAGGAAGGTCAATGTATATGGGTGAGCTTCTTCAGGGATATCGTCTGTCATTAGTATTTTTGAGTCGTGAGATTCCCCAGATCCGGTAATCCTGTACCCCTCGTAAGGACCGCCTAATTCAATTATGGATTTCCCTCGCCGATAGAAAGAAGCAAGGACTTTGTTCATGTCAGCAATCGTGAAAGCAAGACAGTCAAAAACTGTTACAGACCCCTCCATATCAAGGTCTGACAAGTTCCAGCCAGCCACTGAGGGGCTTTTGGCTTGAGCTACTACCTTTCCGCCCTGCCCGCTGAACTTCTGCCAGAAAAACTCTATACCATTAATATACCCATTGAAGGGGGTTCTCTCAAAATATTCTTCCTCATCAGTGATTATGCTCAGTGCAGGGGGAAGATAAGTTCCAGGTTGAGTATCTGGGGTTGAATCGTCGGTATCTGTCCTGTCACCTGGAAGTGCCCCTGAAATCGGGCTGGCTGAAGTTGATACCGGAGTAACCCCAAGATAGTTTCCTGACACATTGCTATTGAGATAGTTGTTCTCTGCAACAACGGAGAAAGTTGTAGGGACTTTATTCCATATACCATACCCACCATCTGTGCTTGCTACGGTTCCAGTAATATTGTTGTTCTTTACTGTGGCTGTAACTCCGCTTGCAATAGCTCCTGAAACAAGAATTCCTGCTCTGTAGTTGCCTGAAATTGTGTTATATTCTACTTTTACGCCGTTACCCCAGGAATATACTGAGATTCCACAGAAGTAATTCGCCCAAGTAGTCTGACCGCATCCATATATCTTGTTATTATAGATGTAGATGTTCTGAGGATTGGTTCCTGCGGTCTTCAGGTAATCTTCAATCTCAATCCCTGCCCCGCCTACATTTATTGTGTTATTATAGATGTAGATGTTATTTGTGAGGGCAGTATGACCAGAGCTTGCAGGCTCATTCCCGATCTGAACCCCATGTTCTCCAAGAGCTGGTGCGCTTGAAGCCCCAGTCCAGTCTCTTATATTGTTGTCATGGATTCTGCCTTCTCGGCAGTTATCGCAACGGACTCCTGCATTTGTAATTGCCTGAATGTCGTTGGAATTGACTTCTATACCGTCAACATCAATCAGGAAAACCGATGAGTGCTGAAGATTCCACATTGTGTTATCGTGGACCCTGACCGTTTTCCCATAGTTAATGCGGACCCCATCACCCATTCCATCATGAAGAGTCATGTGGTGGACATTGATATTTTCTACCGGAGAGCCAGCCACACCTTTGAAATATATTATGTTGTAGAAACCCTTCCCCCACTTTCTTTCTAAGTCCCCGTCAAAAACTCCAAGGTGTGTAAGGTTAGCCTCGTTCGCGTCAATCTGGAACCCATAAATTTCTACATTTGTTGTCCTTGTCCCTGGAGCATAAGTCCCTCCGGATCCAAGCTGGCCGATCACAGGAATCCCAGATGACCACATACAGGTATTTTCGAGCCTGATAATTGCGGTAGAATCTCCGGTTAAGACCGTGTTAGACCCCATTAAGAGTAGATTCGATATATTGTAGGTATGTGGACCTCGGAGGTATACTGTATTGCCGGGATTCGCGCTCGCCCATGCAAGTGCCTGATTTATCTCTGCCTGATCATCTGTACCATCTGTTACATAAGTACCTGAAGGCCCTCCTGACCAGGTTACATATCGTGTTTCTCCCGCCATGTTGCATCAGTCCGTTTTTTAATTAGAGGATCGATAATTTATTTAGAAAAATTCAGAGAGATTAACCGCCTGTTGCTCTTTTTACGCTTGCTGTACTCGACTTGGAAGCTTCATAGTTATTCTGGATTTTTACATTGTTGTTATAGACGACATTGTTTGCCTGTCTTGATTTGACTTCGGAAGCAGTCATCATGTTTGCAGGGGTCTTGACCTTAACATTGCCTTCCCCGGTTCCGGAGCCTCCAGAAGATGTGATACCAAGTTTTGCTCTTGTATTCCACTTCCCTGCGAGTGATTCTAGCTCTCCGACCTGTGCGATCGATGTTTTGATAGCAGCACCAATTCTATTTGCAGCAGAAATTGCAGCACTCGCCGCCTCACTTGCCATGTTTGATACATTAACAAAAGACGCTGCATAAGACTTATTCGCGGCAACCCCGGAATATGCAGCACCCGTAAGAGAATTAACGGCTGGTACAGTTCCGGCAACATCCCCTCCCATTGCTGTGGATGCCCCACCTGCCGCATTGAAACCTCCTACCATTTGCCCTGTAGCAGTTGTGACCTGGCTGCCAGCCGTTTGCGCAGAAGATCCAACATTATTGTGGTCTTGACGAATCCCTTCTGCTTTTTGATGTATAGTGTCCCCAGCTCCACCGATAACAGAAGTGACTGTATTCCAGATCGTCGTAACTCCGGAAACAAATGAGTCCGGAATCATATCATCAAGAGCTGTTTTGATGCCATCTATTTTCTGCGCAATCCAATCGTGAAGCCAGCCTATGACCTGACCAACATAATCAGCTGCAATCGTGAATACATCTTTCAATGTCTGCCATGCAGCACTAACAAGGCCTGTTTTTTCTTCAAGATAAACAAGACCGGCGGCAACAAGAGCGAGAGTACCGACTATGAGAGTAGCAGGCCAGATTGCAGCAGAAATAGCAGCCCCTAGAGTAAGGGTTTCTGTGATCATGAGTCCGGTAACTGCCGTATATGCCGCCGAGGCAGTTGAATATAACATTAATCCTGCTGCAAGAAGTCCAACACTTGCAACACCGACAGCCGCTACTATAACAAATGTCTGCATAGGTTCAGACATGTTTGAAAATGCTCCAGATACGGAGACCGCGACACCGGACAGTTCTTTTAAAATCCCTAATAAACTCCCAGTTTTGATAGTCATAGAAGACATATCAAAACCAGCCATTTCAGCAAGACCATTTTTGATATTATCTTTAATAGTTGAGTACATCCCGGTAATGGTTTGGCTCTGTTTTTCCATTGCTCCAGCGTATTTATCATTCCAGAAAGCCAGAATAGTAGAGGCGATCATCTGTTTATTATTTTTATCGACAACCATTACCTGCTGTTGTCCATTTTTGTCGATTGCGATTAGAGCACGTTTCCCGGCATCTTCGGCGGCAACACCCAACTGTTGATAATTTTGTTTGTTTATTTCAACTGAATTTATCCCGTACTCTTTAAGCCGCTCATACTCTCCGGTCATTGCGTCAATTATAGCTTCCGTGGTCTGCTCTATAGATTTCCCCTGCGCGGCCGATGCGTCCCCGATGCCTTTTAGATATTCCTGTGCAGACAAGCCAGCGTTTTTCAGGAGCCCATCGACTTCAAGGAGTTCGGGGAATTCAAAAGGAGTGCTTGCAGCAAAATCAGCAAGCCATTGGAATTCTTCTCTTGCCCTCTGTTGAGATCCATACAGGGTTTCGAGTTTTATCGAGGCCGTTTCATATGATGCCCCGATTGTAGCTCCGTAAGCAGCTATCCCAGCAACAGCAGCAGCCGGAAGCGTGAAAGCTGTAGCCATTGCAGCTTTAGTGCTGTCTGTAAAACTACTTACTTGACCCTCTGCTTCTTTCAGAGCTGCCCCGTACTGAGCGAAGGACGAACTGTCTACGTGCAGCCCTGCATCTGCCCATACTTCACCAATAAGCCCCATGTTATGCCCTCACTCCTGTCTCTTTCTCATGTTCTCTGACTACTTTCATCATGGCAGCACCAGCAGCAGCCCAACGTTTTGATTTCTCAGCTTCGGAAACAACTGGCTTTTTCGGGCGCATATCCTTCGGAAGAAAATCCTCAATCCTGTACGGTAATTTTTCCCCTTTCTTCAGATACGGGCCAATATTCGCGTTCATCATCCAGCATTTGATATCCGCTATCCTCACAAGCTCGATTTTGTCCTGCAATTCACGATCTTTGATCCGGACATCAATCATCTGAGCTGTTTCAGCAGGAGTGAAATACCAAAACTCGGACGGGTCCTTGTCACAAAGCTGATAGAGCAACCTCTGAACTCTGTCAATTAGTTCGTCAATGTCGAGGTCTGCCCAGCTTCCCCCGTATCAGACTTCCCGGAATCTTTCTTTTTTGTGAGCTCACGGAGCTTGTCTTCAGCCATCTGTGCCTGGAGCTTTCTGCTGGCCATGATCACGTTCTTGTCATAGATTCCAGACTCGCAGAACGCATCTATGAGCTTGTCACGGACTTCATTACTACCAAACCCATTGACCTGGCAGAACTCTTCGATGATGTCCGCTACCTCTTCGCGAGGAATTACCGGGCCGTCCTTTCTCCAGTTGAGCCCTATATAATACATATCTGCAAACAGCTCATCATCAAGACCGTCAGTTTTTGCAAGCTCTGCCATTTTATTGGCAAATTCAGTTTCAGTTCGAGCACCGACAAGCTCAAAGAGTTTCCTTTTTCCCTTCCACGTAAAAAGAAGATCCTTCCCAGGAAGGACCTCAACTTCTCGCCCAACCATGCAAGATCACCTTAAGCCCTTGCGATAAACAGATTCACAAACCTGGTAGCCTTCCCGTCTTCCTGAACCATGATGAGAGCTTTAGAAAGCCCTCCAGCTGCAGGCCAGATAGTAGAAGAGATTGTTGCAGGTGTTCCGCTTGTGAGCTTGGTCCAGGTCTTTCCACCGTCATAAGAGATGCCGATATATGAGGCTGACGCAGCTGTGACCTCGACTGTATCTGTTGTGATTTCGGTGGGCTCTTTGAAAATGACGTCATTCGCTGCTGCAGGGAGAGCCGTGTTTGCAGTGCTTGGAGAATATGTGATCCCCACTCCAGCTCCTTCGATCGAGGTAATACTTGCAAATGTGGTGGATTCCACAAACCCACCAGTAACCTCGAGATCGCAATTGAAGTACAGGGTGTTCTCATCCTCTTCCGAAGGATAATCCGTCGAAACGTATGCCTGATACTCAAAGATCTGACCAGATTCTGCAATCTCAATTGTAAAAGTATGTTCTTTCAGGTCATTTGATGCAGCTTTCAGAGCTATCTGCCCAGGATCCCCAGGAATGGCAATACCGGAGAATGAAGCAGATCCAGGGTCAAGAATCTTCAGACCTTTCTTCCGGACCGTGTCCTTCATTGTAGTGACATCTTTGGTATCCCTGGAAGGTTTAGGGAAAGGCAGACTTCCAGGAGTAACCCCGTCAATAACAGTTCCATCTATTTTTATCGTGCTTTCTGTCGTGTCGATGTGTTCTTTTACCATGGTATCAGTCCGTTCTTTTAACCGATTTCGAGCGAATTTCAATCCACGCACCCGCGAAGAGTGCGACGTTTTTAGCCAATTTCAAGCGAGAAATTGATTGAATAGAGGAAGTTTTCGTTTTTGTCTTGGCCGACATAAAAATGGGGAGCAATTGCTCTGATGCTCTTGAACCGCGTGGATCCAAGAGTAGTGTTGAACGTCAAATTAAGAAGGTCATAAATCGCCTTTGCTTTTGCATCAGCAGTTTCATCGTCTTGATTCCTGACTCTTATCCCGAGCTCGGGCCTTTCAAGAGTCATAGTTTTTCTGAGAGTAGTCTTCGTGCTCTGCCCAGCTTGACCTATGAGAATAATGCAGTTGTGAGGTTGTGCAGGGAATTTTGTATAGAAAATGTCAGTTGCAAGAGCCCCAATCCCCTGAGCCTGCAGGTAAGCCCCAACGTCTTCTATCCAACTCATACTGCACCTGCCATCTCTGATTCAAGTTTTTTCATTAACCTGAAAGACATTAAATTGAAGGGCTTTGATAGATACTTCATGGACCCAACATCGTGAGCCATCGGTATCTCATGAACATAGATTGCGTAATTAGCAGTGTAGGACAGCCGCACGTGAAATTCAGCGGGACTATCCTTCATCACTTGAACTCGTCCGGATCTGCGGAGGTTCCCGGTTTCCACAGGACAGTACTTCTCCTGGCTTTCTCGCATGACTTCATTGCACCAGTCGAGAAGCCCCTGCCTTCCCAGCTTCTCAAACCTTGACTTTGTGAGAGCCAGATTCGCCAGACACTTTTCAGCACCTGGCATTCAGATCGACCCCTTAGCCAGGTAAACCTCTACACAGACTTCTCTTCCCATGTGATCCCGTATGCGGTGGACTGTAACTACTTTCTGTGACTCTCCACTAGGAAGAACTATCATGTCATCAAAATTTATTGCAGTGCCTGCAGGGAACATCAGCCAGGCAGAAGTAAGAATTTCGTCTCCGTTCTGGTCCTGGACCTTTTCTGATTTCTCGGCGTATTTACAGGAGAGTGTGACACTATTGCCGTATGTAACTTTATGGTGCGCATCTTTTGAACCGATTGGATATTTGGTTACAGTTGAAGGAAAATACATATCAGATCTTCCCCATGATGTATCCAATAATGAGCAATCCCATTTCAAGAGCAACGGCGAATAGAACCTGATTGATCCTTGCGTTGAGGGAATCCATTTTTCCGTCGACCTTCTCAATGCTCTTACTCATTTCCACTTCGCCTTCTCTCCTGTCGTTTCGTTCTTGTGTTATCAGCTCTTTCAAATCTTTCTTTAGACAGTCCATGCGGCCTTCACATTCCGCCCGATAAATCAATATCTGGGGGACTGGTTGAGGCATGGTATCTTGTTCCTGAAATGGAATATCGAAATGAAAAATCTCCGGATATTGATGTATTATTATATTGTTCAGTCAGCCCGGAGAATGTAACTACAGGATATGACTTGTTTTTATTGTAATTCTGCATTCACAGTTCCTATCCCGACTCGTGCATAAGGAATAGCAAAATTCGCAGCTCGTATCGAATCTCGATACATTTGGATGTAGTTAGCCATTTCCTTTTTATGCGAATTGACCATGTCAATGAATCCGGGGTTCTGTTGTTTATATTCTGGAGTTTCAACAGAGGCAGCTAGTTCACCGTTTATTATTGCCTGATCCAGCGTGACCGCTGCAGCGCCATGAATGCCTGCCTGGATGAGGAAAGCGTTGGATTCGTCCGTAGCTTCCGCTTTGGTCATCACTTCTGTAGAAACCCTCTGGATAATTGCATTGATATCTGCATCGCTTACGGATTTCGGATTTACATAAGCTCGAACATCTTCAACAGAACATAGAACCATTTTCTGCCTCCTAGAGATTACTTACGTTTCCTTCCAGGAGGTTGTTCAGGTTCGGGTGGTTCAGAACCAGTAAGAATTATGACATCATCCCCAAGACTAGAGGCAATTTCTTCAGAACATTCGAATTCTTCCCCTTTCTTGAAGACTTTGTGCTCGCCTGATAATGCAACATGACTGATTCTTACTTTTACCCGAACCATTGTATCACCGCTTAACTGCTTCCAAGACCTGTAATCTTGCAGATACAAACATCAGTCATCGTCGAGGGGTCCAGGTGCTTGAACCTTGGAACGATTGCTCCTACCTGTTGCATCTTGATATCTCCGGTTTTTTCATTGCCGTCAGCGAACCAGAGATTGTTCATGATCGGCTGGGTTTCGATCAGGTCAAAGAATCTCCTGTTTTCTTGAGTGGCCACAGGGGAAATCATGCCAGTCCCTGCAGCAAGGTCCGGAGCCTCAAAGATCCTGCCTACTGGAGTTGAGAGGTTTGTATTCAGTGCTCTCAGAATAGCATCGTACTCCTCTTTTCCATATGAGTTTTCAGAATCCATTAATTCAGCGTAGTTGAATGGAGCAAGGGAAAGGTTATACCCATTGGAATATACGCCATCTTCTTTCAGAAGAGAAATTCCGGAAATGACAGCTGCTTTTAGGTTCCCGTATGTTCCTCCGTCAGAGGCAGAAACGGAGTTGCCTGCGACATTGTACATGCCCTTTATTTCATAATTAGTCCCATCTGGCTTCCAGCCGTCAATAATTAGTTTGTCCTGCTCTCTCACAATGTTTGCTGTCATGTCGGTACTGACATCATTTTCAATTGGGATTCCTTTGAGCTGGTAAGCCTGCCAGTCGCGGTACTTGATGATGACATCGTCCTGCTGGACCGGCACTGTGGTTGGGAATCTCTTGATATCTATTGTATCGTAGTTGTCCTGCTGAATGTCCAGGTTCGTGGTTGCTTCGGATCTGGCAACATACTGCAGGGTTTCAACAGTAAGAACGCCGAGTCCTTTTCCAGAAAGCTCTGTGTTGATAGGCATTAACTGCCTGCCAATAGAATTTGCCCTGAGAACAGGTACAATAGTCGGATCGAACTGATCCCTAAGTGCATCGAGAAGCGCGTTAGATGTCATTTTTCTCACTTCCTGGTCCTTACCCAGATTTTTGCAGTGCTTGAAGTGGTAGTGACGGACTCTTCAGCATCAGCAACGATGTCGTCTGTCCCCACGGTAGCCGCTGCCAGGTATCCGTCAGTCGTAACTGTTAGAGGCTGGCCTTTCACGATGGTCTGAGAGATTGCAAGTCTGGCAAGCTGCCTTCTGTTAGCTCCAATTTCTACTCCAACAAGATCTCCGACAGCGTATGCACTATCGATTGTTTCCGGTTTCTTTGGAGAGTTTTCATATGAGAGGTACCCTATCATATAGCCACCAGATGACCACTCCTTGACAGAATAGTCGTTACTGTCTCGAATGACTACAATCCCGGGCAGCATCTTCGCGGCTGTAGCATTAGCTCCTACCTTCAGCTGCTCAGTGTCAAGTCCGCCTCCATTCTGACATACCTTGTTAGTGGGTTTTCTCCATCCAGGCTGAACCATCAGATCACCTTCTCAGTGTAGGAATTTGTAGCTGGATCATACACCTGGATCCTGGATCCAGAACTGGAGTTGTTTGTAGGGTATCTCGGTGGATTTCCGCTTGCAGAAAGTTTCACGGACAGAGCCTCAGTCATCGCATTGAAATCAGAAGCTGAAAGACTGGTGAATTCATCTGGCTTTGTCTCGATTCCGAGTTCTTTCCTGGCCGCTACAAACTTCTCACGGGCAGCTGCAAGAATATTCTTTGCTGCAACTTCCTGATCATGTTTCTCAATGGCTGCTGCGATCTTTTCTTCTACGATTTTCATAGGAACAGATCCTGCCTTCTCAAGTTCGAGAGAGGCTACAAGTGCTATCTTTTCCTCAAGTTCTTTTTCAAGTTTGGTCTTGCTTGCTGTCAGTTCAGAAACCTGTGTTTCCAGTGTGCCTACCGAATCAGCTTTTGGCTGAAGCTCTGAGATGAGCTTATCCTTTTCTGAAAGCTGTGTTTCAAGCTCCTTAATTCGTTTTTCGAGATCTTGAGTGATTGGATCACCTTCTTGAGATGCAATAACCTTGAACTGTGAAATCTTTCTAAGCCGTTTCTTTTCACCGGCTGATGCGGAAACAACCTTCCACTGTGCGGACTCCCATGCAGGGTCATTAACTATTGTGATTGATTCGACTGCGATTCCATGAGCCCATCCCCCGGAATCAATATCGTTGAATCCTGCAAAAACACTCCAGGTCTGTTTCCACGTACCGTCTTCGATTTTTTGAGCTGCAATTGAATCAGTAATTTCCGCTTTGGCTACAATGCTATCTCCGTCTTGCCAGGCATCAATTACATGACCGATTTCAGATAGAGGGTCGCCCACATAGTCGCATCCATGTGGATCAACACGAGAACAAATGCGAACAACTGAAGTTTTGAGGGACTTGATAGCGTTCTCTGCTTCACCGAATGGGATTCCCCATCCATTCGCGTTAATTTCCCCCAATGGGAACGCAAGACCTTCAATAAAAATAGTCATTTTATAAAGTTCACGCTGTTAACAAATATAAATATATCTATTAAAATTTAGAGAGAATAAAAACAGTTAAAAAAGATTAGATGATTTCAAACGTGCTCAAATTGGATCCCGTGATCTCCAGGATAAGGCTTCTTATGATCATTATCGCCTCTCCATATCTCATCCGGGATGCCATCAGGAAAAGCATCACATTCATGAATCCCTCTGCCTTTCCACTGGAAGTGTTCACAATACGAGCATACAGGGCTATAGATGATTTCTGCATCAGATGAGTCATCCAAAACGAATTCTTCTTCAGCCGTGCCTTACCACTCCATCCGTTTATAGTCGAGCCCAAGATCTTTTGAAACGCGCTCCCATACCATATGATTGTGAAGCAGGTTCCACTCTTCATTCGATAGTTCTCCAGAGATAACTCTAGGAGTCAATTCTGCATATACTTCATCATCGTACTTGTTATATAAAGGTTTTATTTTTTCATCGAAGTATTTCTTACTCCACCCGGTTTCTCCGGGTTTCATCGAGTAAATGTATTTTTCCCCACATGCACGGGCTTCAGCCACTCCATAAGTTGATGCAATTATAATGTCAGGCAGGGAGAAAGATGTCCCATGTGGATGGTTGTGTGTGAAACTGTTGCCTTTAATTTTTTCGAGTTCTTCAGCATTGAAGGATACTGAGCTCTCCTTTCCCTTCTTCGAGAAGATCATTTCTCCTATTTTATCAATGACTATAACAGTTTCAAAGTCGTTGTCCTTGATAGTCTTTTCATGCTCTCTGAAAATGGCTTCAATCTGAGAAGGAGAAATTTCTTTTTCTGGAAGCTCATTTTTGACCTGAACGCCCAACTTCGCAATTCTCTTTTCCACATCCTCATCAAAAACCCATGAAGGAACCGCCCATTTCTCATTGAACGTATCAATTTCCTTGAAGATTTTCTTCATTGTTTTTTCATCAATGCCTTCGTCAAGGACCTTGAAGTTCTGATCTACCTGCTTTGTAAAGTCTCTGTTCTCGTATCTTAAGGAATCATCAATTTCTGAGAAGGAAGTCAATGGCAAAATAACTGATCTACAATTGTGATGAAGTGGACACTTATACTGTTTGACTTCAGGAGAATCAACCCTCCATATTGTACCATGCATAAGCCGGCACTGTGGAGAAGTCTTGCTATCTATCTTAGCATAGAACTGACACTCTTCAATTCCCTGCTGTTTGAATCGGTACAAAGAAGTATTAGTGGCTACATCTGCGCTGAACGTCCTTGCCCATCTGACAGCTCTGTACCTCTCTCCACCCCATAGGTCCAGAATTCTACGAGCAAGGACTCTGGGATGCTCTTGATAGATTGCCTCGTCCTTGAGAACTCGAATGATTGATTCAACAACTTCGTCTGCAAGTCCGGAGGCTTCCAAGACAGCCTCTTGAGTCAGGATAAGAGGTACTGTTGAGTTATTCTCATCTGCTGCACTGAGGTGCTTTGTAGGGGCTCTCTGCAAGCCAGCTTTCAAAGACTTCTTAGTCATTTTGTCAGTGTAGTTGATGGTGTAGAGGTAGAGATCATCAATAAGAGAATCCATCTGTTTCTCAAAAGTCTTCGATGAAAAAGCAGTTTTCACTGACTTCTTGAGCTTTGGTCCGGATTGCCCCCTGATTCCCTTCTTGAATGTCTGATCAAAAAGAGAAATGAAATTACTTTCTATTGTATAAATTGCAGGAGAATCAAGGAGCAGGGTGTTTCCTCCGGACTTATAGAGTTTTCTTAATTTTCACAGAGATGTTTCCCGAGGAGGGGAACGTGGTCTGTTTTCCCTGGATAGTCACTTGGAAGTTTCCAAAGAACGTTCCTGGAGTAGAGGTATGAGTAGCTGTAAAAGGAATGGTCACCCCTCCCTCTGAGAATGGGACAGCCACGCCGTTAATTGTTGCTCCTGGAAGGCAGGTAATATCATACTCTGCTGTACCCATGTCGTTTTTCATAGCAAAAACAACTGATCCACTTGTAAGATTTGCACCGGTGCCGTTTTCCGAAAGGACTGCATTTATGTTGTCGCTGTCCCCCTGCCCTAATTCAATATCATATTTCATTCAATTGTCACCGTTCTTCTGTTTTTCTGGGTTGCTGCGGTTCTCGGTATAAAATATATTATTAGGCCCCTCTGTTTCTGCATAATGGCGACTGAAAGAGGATAAACGAAGTCGAGGGAAATTGCAGCCCCGCCGTCTATCATGGATTCAGTATATCCACTCATCACTCCATCAGATCCGATGTAAATATACAGTATCGAATTTGCTGCACCGGATGCCGATAAACTGGGCTGACTGCTAAGGGATTTATTCAGTACATGGTTAAGAGTTGATCCAAACCCTCCCCCCTGTACTCCGGATGCAACTTTTATAATTATAGAATTCGCTGTCGTGGAACCAGTTGATCCAACGGCCGAGGATAGGGATTTCCTGATGAAAGCGTTTGCTGTAGCAGCTCCGGCCATTTCTACAGTTATGCTGAGGTCGGCAGACATCAAATAGACTGCAGTTTCGGAGCCCCCGGACAGCTGCGATTCAACACTTAAGTATTTTTTTATTGAGGCTGCGGAACTTTCTGATAGTGCCAGATCGTTTGTGCTTGATACCGATTTTGTTACGGTTGCTGTAACCGATGCACCGATTCCAGCTGATACTTCAGAACTCGCCTCAATCTCCGTTGGGCCTGCAGATTCAGACCCAGAAGATACGACATAGGGGCCACCGTCTATCCAGTAGTTTAAGCCCCCTAAGCCAGTATCCGGGATTGTTGGCTTCCCGCCATTCCAGTATGTAAGCGATCCGTCCATAGCCCCTACACTGTTATGACACAGTAAACGTGTTTACCCAACAATTGCCAGCTGAGCCCCTGGCTTTTACCCTCAATTCTAATACCCCGTCCATGGTGATAAGATTAGACGCTACCGATACACTTTTCGACTCAAATGTGTCGGAACTTGAAGGGGTAACATCTGTCCAGTCTACAATTTGAGACCCATTGAAAAATACGGCTGCCCGCATATCCCCATTAAAAGTAGAGCTTTTTTTAGTCTGGAATCCAATTATTTGTCCGATTCCAGAATCGGCTTTAAAATTAAATGGGCACGCACAATAAAAAATACTAGAAGTTGGTGTAAATTTTAACCCATTAAATTCATCATTTATTGCTGATCCATATTCATAAATCATTCTGTTATCATTTGCAGTATTCCAGTTTTGTATTGTAAGCATCGGGTTTTCTGATTGAAATCTTGTAGTATTTCCATAAATGGATGATACAATTGGATTATACATGACATTATCTAATGCTGAATCCGTAAATATATCGGACATAGAATTAAATAAAGAAATGGGGTTTAATATTTCACATTTATAAGCACTTATAAATGCAATGCCTCTTTGGTTTGCGAGTGTGATTGGAGAATTAACTTTAATTCCGTATGAACCTAATGACAATCCATATGTGATACTACCGAGGACAACTGGATTATTTATGATAGAGTTAGGAGTACTTAGAGTAATTCCGTAAGAATTCATCCCGCAGCATATAGGAGAGTTAATTATATGATTTCTACCAGATGTAACTGAATACCCTATATAATATCGTAGAAAATGTAATCTGTTAATCTGAATATATGATTTACTCGCACAAACTAATCCATAACCCCAACGATTAGAAAATGTGCTGTGTAATTGTCTAAAGTATGTTTGACCTGTTTGTGTTTGTGTTGTTAGATCCCATCCCCCAGATATTGAGAACATATTAATTGAAGAAGTGCCATTGGCATTTATTGTTTGGACACTTACAGATTGAGATGTCGCAGCTCCGGTATCAATTACACCAAGTTTTTGGCATGTAACACCACTCTGGGAGGAACTTGTATATACATATAGTAATGTAAGATTTGTGTCATTTGTGATAGAAATTACTTCATACAAATACCCATCTGGACCAACAATGTAATCTCCTAAAGATAACTCAGTCGTAAATAATGTTCCGTTTCCAGTAACGGTTGTACTATTATATGTAAACGATAGAGTGCCGGTTAATGTAATGTTGTCCGGACTTTTCGCAACCCGGACTTCATCACCTCCAGTCAAACCGGTAGATGCTTTATCTATTGTTTTATATGGATTGCTGTAACTACCGTCTCCTGTTGTATCATTACCATATAGAAAATCACAATATTTTATTGTCATATGATTAACTCATGATAATTTCTTGACCTATTTTTGGTATTAATGATTCTATAATTGATGGAGTATTAACATTCATTTTTTTCAATTCATCTTTTATAGTAAGTTCTATCGTATCCTGTGAAACAGTATTTGAAATCCAATCATATTGTCTGGTGAAATGTTTTTCGCCATTATTATATTCAACTATAACTGAAATCTGATCAGGATTATTTGGATTTTCAGCGACAGATAATATTTTAGCTGTATACATCTTATTTCACCCCATTATAGTGACTCACCTTTTATTGTAAACTGTCCTGCTTTAAAAGATACCTGCTGCCCTGCTGCTGTCACTGCCACCCCATCAGGATTTGAGCCATTATCAATCAGACCACCGTATATGAATGTTGATCCTGTTGATGCCGATGCAAGGAACCAGTATGAAAGGGTTGTTCCAGATGACCACGCGCCTGTACTTTCTGGGAAATCAATCTGAGATGCATTTGAAATGTTTCCTGCCGAAGCAGATCCCATTACAGTCGCTACTGTGATTGGTACTCTAGCATATCCATTTGTACCTATTGTTGGCTCTCCTATAATCGCATCTGTAGCCTGATCTAAGCCAGTACATAGTCCCATATACAGAGTCGTTTCAGGAGTAAGAGCTCCTGCATTGAAAAGAAAGTTAATTATTGCGTTCTGTCGTGTTCTGCTGCATATTCCTGCCATGTTTATTCACCTTTCATCCATTTTTCAAACTTGCTCATGATTTGTTTTTTTGCTCCTTCTTCACCTGTTTGTGGATCCCATTCAGTAGTCATATTAATTCGGGTGTGTATGATTGATACATCCTCGAAAGTTTCTGAGTAAATCACGTCGGCTGATATGATTAAATGGTTCTTTCGTTCAGTTTTCCTGATCTGTTTCAATGTTTTCATATCAACTGAGTACGTGTTTTCCCACTCCCAACTCGCTCTTGTGTGGAATTAGCGACGACCCCCCGGACGTCGCTGTGTTCATCGTCATTCTTTAATTGTTCCCGCAGGTTTTTCAGTAGAGAATCCTGCTCTTTGCCTCAGTTCCTCGTCTGTAATCTTGCCAGTGTTACACATTTCCAGAAGAGTATTAAAATCAAGAACTGGTTTGCTGAGTTCATCGAATGCGACCCAAACGGAATCTTCGGGTTTTCCAATAGCTCTAAGTCTGGCATTGATAGCCTGATTCGTTATGCTCTCAACAATCTTCTGAAGTCCCTCAAGAACAAGCATCCGATCCTCTTCAACCATGTAAGAGCTTGCATATGTTGTCCCGCTCGCCTTTCCCATCGTGAGAGGTGACTGGAATAAACCCAACATTATTTCGGTTTCTAGAGACTCCTTGAACTTGGAAGTATCCAAAGATCCTTTTGCATCCGGAGTGAGTACTTCAAGGCCAGCACCTATAATGTCCTCGTTTTCTGACAACTTCTTGTGTTCTTCAGCAAATGCCTGAACCGCTTCAGAGGCTTGCGCAGGAGTGATTATACCCTGCTTGACTGCTTCTTCAAGGGCCCTCAAGTTGATTGCGTACCTGCCTTGCCCGTACTTCTTGACGTAGTTCACATACCCCTGATCGAGATCGAGAAGGTTTTGGATGCTAGGAATAATTGGAACAAGAAGAGAGGACCCGTACAGCCCGTAAGTCTTACGCTTTTTCCTATCTTCCTGCACAGAGTCCCATTCGTTGTAGACCCCGTAGATAACCTGTGAAAACTCATACACTTCCTGGAACTTTTCCCCTTCGTTTATGCAGAACTTCATCTTTTCAATGTTCTCTCCAGGACTCATGATCTCGTCAACTTTCGCACCTGGTTCAACACCCTCTGGAAGAATAGTAAGAGCAGGCATCAACAGGGGCGTAAGCCTGAAGTTTCCCCCTTTTACCCCGCTTATTGGGAGAGCTACATAGGTCCCATCCCTGCATAGGATCCTGGCAAGACTCTGTACCTGATTCAGGAAGTTTGTTTTTTTGGAAAAATCTTCAAATTCTTTAGCGTTCCGTTTGCTCGTGCCGTCGAACTTCATACCCTTTACCAGGGACAGCCCGAGCTTATTGAGAGAAGTAGAAACATAAGGATTACAGGTAGACAACTGTTGATACAGTGTGAACCTGTTTTTTTCATCAAAATTAATGTACGGCCCTTTTGTAGCTGATTGATTATTCCTCCGGAGGGGCTCTACAGCTGCAAACAGCTTAAATGTCTGTTGTGGGATATGGGCCGCTGCGTTGATTGCAGACATTTATCGTCTCCTGTGTTTCAATCCTTGTTTTAATGGATCTTGCTCGCGAATAACCAGCGACTTGCTGCATAGCTCCAGCGTCCAAAAGATATCCACAACATGATGGATCACTGCTCGGGCCCCATTGCGTTCATGAACATCATACCCAGGGTGAGGGCCTTCTGTTCATGAGAGATTCCTGGGGTTGCATCCAGCTCTTTCTTCTTTGCAATCATGGCTGAGATCTCGTCGGCTGATACTTCACTGATAAGTTCAGCTACACCCTCAAGGAGTTCATTTGATTCTATGAGTTCCTGGATTTTCTCTCTACCAGCCTCGATCTTCTTGATAGGGTAGAGAGTCCTGCCACTTGCTTTCATCCCGCCGTATGCGCTGACTATGGCCGTTGCGATGCCTGATATAAAAAAGATAGTTTCCTGGATTGCTGCAAGATCCGTAAAAAATCATCTCCGTTTTAAAGTTAACACTGTTAAGTTCACACTGTTAACATTATGAAATAGGAATGTTTTGAATAAAAAACTATCTGTTATTGTAAAAAAACGAAGAAAAAAGTGTTTGAAAGCCTATTTAAAAAGTCTATTTCAGACTTTTGGCATGAAAGTACTTCCAGATACTTTCATTCTTTGGGCATTTTATTCAAAGAATTTCATGTGCGTTTTTTCTGGTAAAGTCCAAGATAATCGGAAGCTTTTGAGGAACGCCTTCCTGATAGATAATTGAATGCTGCGGCAGCCGCATCCACCTGGTCATCGTGGAATTTTGGATCTGGGAAGTTCACAAGCTCAGTGACAAACTCATGATTCCAGGATCCTCTCACAAGATAGACTAATCCGTTCTCGCAAGCTGAGGAAAACAACTTTGCCCGGACAACCTTACTTCCTGAGCTGGTCTCTCCTCTGAAAGAATATCCTTCGAACATAGTCTTTTTGAGAGTGTCAATCTCCCTCTTTGCTGCACTCCCGGGTTCCTGCTCCATGCCTATGTCTACTTTCTTCCCGTCCAGGTCCCTGATGAATTCTATCCTCTTGTAGACACCTGCAGGATTCTCCCTGAAGTGCTGCACATCCATTATGAAGTATTCCCCCTTGTAAGTTCCCATGAGGACTCCGGAGCACCAGTCTGGGTTGGAAGAGTCTTTTGATTGAGCAGTGGCAGCTGCATCCCACCATCTAACAAGTTCAAGGTCCTGGGGATTGCAAGGTATTTCCCTGGCTTCGATCACTTTGAAGTACTCATACTTGAACATCGTTCCTGCCTGGTAGCGGATCTTCCAATTCCCTCCTAACAACCTTTCCCTGTCCACCAGAGGCAGAGACAACAACCTGCCCCTATACCCAGGATCTTTCTCCGTAAGTGCCGGATTATCCTCCAGACTGGCTGCAATGAACGTGAATGAAGTTGGGTGGAAGTCAGTCTCAGGAATTATGTTTTGAACCTGGTCCCAGAGGTCCTCTGGAGTATCACCCCAGAATATGGAATCTCCATGTCTTACGAAGTACCTGATCACTCCGGATCTCTCCGGGATAGGATAGCCTGTTTCTTGATTTATCCACCAGGCAATGAACTCAGCCACCCAGCTGTCTGGATCAGGGTTACATGTGGCTCTGACATAGGGTTTGACACCACAGGTTGAACGATTCCTGGAGAGCATATAAAAAAAAGTGGATTCTGAAAAATGCGTGAGCTCGTCAAAACCGATATAGCAGATTTGAGAACCTTGATATTCAAGTTTTGATTTCTCGTGCTCCAGGTGAGCAAACTTGATAGAGTTTCCTGAAGGGAATTTCCAACGGACGTCTGCTTCTCGAGGTTTCCCTCCGACGTAAGGATAGATCTCCTGAGATGTGGACCACAGGCCACCCTCGTTCATGATTTGAGGATATGTTCTTCGAAAAATAGTAGCTGTGAATCCCTTGACATGAATGTGTCTTAGAGGTTCAACAAGAAGGCTCCAGCTCTTGCCACCCCCAGCACTTCCACCATATATGATAATGTCAGCTGGAGAAGAAAGAAAAGCTTCTTGAGGTCCTGGTTGAGGGCGGATTACTTTCTTTTCTTCAGGAATGCTCTGGTTCAACATCTTGTTTTTTGTCCCGTCCGTTATCCGGAAGATAAATCACTACTTCTCCAGTATGATTCACGTTTCCTTCCAGCTCAACCTTTTGTTTTGTAAGGCCCTGTAGTTCTGCTATGGCCTGGACGTAATGGAGGTGAGTGTTTTTATCGGTCTCGACATGATCTCGCTTCAGACCTAAGCCATACAAACATTCCCTCAACAGGCCTGCTCTGGTCGCGAGCTCGTTCTTGAGAGTGAGCTCGTCTATCATATCCTTGAATGCTTTATGATGCATCCAGCGAGAAATGGTCTCCTCAGTGAGACTCAACTCCTGAGCAACCTTTTTTTGAGTGTATAAACCAGTCGATAACAATTGTGCAGCTTTAGTGCGTTGAGGAGTCCAGTTCCACAGTTGAGTATTATTGACGTTTTTCTTCTTTTGTTTTTTAGGCTTCGTTTTTTTCTGGACCACCATAATATCACTTATATATTAGTCACTTGTTTTTCATAATGTTATCGTTTTCGAAGTTTCCTGCTCGCTAATCTCAACAAGCTTGAATTCAGGCCGTCTGATATTATACGGACACCATTCAGGAGCTTTCTTGTCAAAGCAGGGCAAAGGACAGGACCACGCAGGAGAACATAAGGAGCAAAGCCAGACTTGAATAATATCATCTCCGTTTTTTAGGTTGTCAAGGATTGCTTGACAACTCAATCTTCCTCATCATGTTTCAGTTCGAAATCCCATTCATCCCTTGATTTCCCTTGTCTTGGCTCAGGAGGTTTCCAGAAAAGATTCATGCAAGGAGAGTTGTGAACAGTAGACCCCTCGAGATTATAAGCTGTGAATTCAGGATACTTGAGTTTCATGATCTCACCGTTTTGAAAGGTTTCTGCATGCGAACTTCACATCAGTTGGTTTCATCTAATTTTATTTTAATTTCAAATTCGTTTTTGCTTTCTTCAAGTGATCTTTGATATTTCATTTCCCCAACTATTTCATGATAATATATTATCACGTTCTCCAAAGAATCTCCAGCTTCTAACTTAGTTTTAACATTTAGATCTTCGAGAGGATTTTCAAATATTGTATTTATATATCGAATTTCATTATCAATTTCCCCGATATTTAATTCTCGGAGTTTTATAAGTTCCTCCTTGATTTTATTTTTATAATCTTCAATTGCGTTTTTCACTTCACTTTGTTTATCCCATATGCTGCAAATGTTATTCCAGTCTACTTCTAATTCTGTAGGAATGACTTCGTTATCAGATTTTCCTCTATTACATTTCCTGCAAGAAGTAATCAAATTATCAAAATCATTAGTTCCTCCTTTTGAGACAGGGGTTACATGATCTACTTCCAATATCACTTCTGGACTTTTACAACCACAATATTGACAGGTAAAACCATCTCGTTTAAATACATCAAAGCGGGTTTTTTGAGAGACCATATTATCACTTCTTTGTAAAATTTTTACACGTTTGACTAGCCTTTGTTATACTCTTTTTATTTGGGCAATACTGTTCTGCTTGCTTCCATTTCCTACAGTTTTCACAGCCTATGAGTTTATCTTTATACAGTTTATCTTTAGTCCATGTTTCGCATTCATAATAAGTCTTAAAGTTTAGGAGGTTGGGGGCAGAAATTAACTTCCAGTCAATCGTATTATTATTCACTTGGAAAGCCAGGCTTACTTTAGTTTCTTCGTATTTTTCAAGCCTAGTAATTTCTATTCTCTGATCTTCTTCAACCTCTTTCTTTGCCTCTTTTTTAGATAACTGCTGTATAAGCTTGAAATTGGCTTGTTTCTCTTCTTCTTCCTTGATAAGCTGCATATAACGCGAAACTCTTAATTCAGATGCTTTTAAAGGATCTATTTCAGCTAACATGTCGAGAGCACCCCTCTCTAAAGCATCTTTATATTTTTTTGGATTAGATGAAAGAGCTAACTCGAATGCAGTTTTTAGTTCTAATTCTATTACTGTAGTGACTTTAATATCAACCAAGGGGAACTCACCTTTTTAGAAGGTCTATAGGGGGGTTTTGTCTTGTCAGCTTATACGTACTCATACGTACGTATGAGTACTGTACTGATAGAGCCTAGGCTCATACTAAGAAGCTGACATGTCAGCCGATACGTAATTTTTGGGGGTTTGGGGGTTTCAGCGTGTACGTATTCGTACGTATAAGTATAACTTTACAGAAGTTCACCCCCTTAGACCTGCGGAAATCTCAACCTTTTCAGAACATGAGATTCCAACTTTAGAAAGAATCGGATCAGAAGTAACAGGTTTTGCAGCAAAACACTGCATCACAGCAGCTTCAGTTGTAAGGCCTTCATCCTCCTGGTAAAAAGAAGAATAAGAAGCTTTAGACTTCGCTGGCTTCTTTTTCTCCTCGGTGATCTGAAGGATCTTCTTAAGCTGATTTGCCTTCTTCGGAAAACTTCTGATCAGGAATTTCACAATCGTTTCATAGTTGTCCTCGAGCTCAGAAACTCTCCTCTTTGTGAAAGCAAGATCCTCCAGAAGGAGATCAAGATCGATTCCCTCTATAGTTACACCCATTAAAGAACCCTCCTTGCAATTGTATTCCAGGGAACAGTCATAGCACCTGAGAAGTCCTTCAATAGCTTCCTGGCTTCAGCCAAATAAAAAAAGTGAATGTTGCCCAGGTCATGAACAACCAGAGCGTAGAATCCATCTTCTTCCTTGAGCGCCTTGTCCTGATCGCCTCTGAACCAAAACCTTCCGGATCTTTTCCCAGAGCTCCTGTCAGATCTGCGACACACTCTCTGGCACGACTTGATCTCAAGAGGTCTGTCATGATATACTGCATCCAGGTTCTTTCCCACGTACTGCAGTTCAGGGAGAAGAGTTTGGACAATCTCCTCAACCATTCTACCGTTGTGGTATGCAAGGGTACAAGATTCTGAATCGGAAGTCATGTCCGGACACCTGCATTCAGCTCTCTGAACTTTCCACAGTAATCATGCCCAACATACCCTTCGCATGTTGCAGAATCTGGTCTATACAGACTACAGGCAACATCACATTTTTTGGGTGAATATGGACAGCTCATCGTGATCTCCTCTTTCTCAGGATCTCAGCCCAGGCTGCAAGGTTGCAGTCCGGACAGATGTATTTGATAGTGCAGATGTGGATCCCAAAGAGTCCACGAGCAAACTCAAAAACATCCTTGGAGCGAGAACCTATACGTTTCACGCAATCCCCCTCCACAAGGTCACAACAAACAAAACAACCATGCCAGCAATGAGAATATATTTTCCGGGGATCATCAGACAGCCTCCATCATTTTCACCTGCTTTTTAGGCTTCACCTTTTCCAGGTCTGACAGGTCAATTCTCAACTTCCAAATTGATAGCTGATGCCCACACTTCACACACTCATGATAGACCCACTGAGGCTGACCAAATCCTTTCAGATCATAGCCACCTTCGTGGTCATAGCTCCGGATCTCACCTGTTTCCAGAGGTTCTCCGCAGCTGCACTCTGTACGATCTCCTTGTAGCACTCTTTTCCTGATCTCTCTCATAGTATGATTAGCAAGACCAGCATAGACAATTGTGCATGGTTCGTAGATCTTCCTCTGTTCCTCATCCTCCAGCTGAGTTTTCTTCCAGCATACAGGACCATACCCTCTCTTGACTGATGCAGAGTCTTTTAGTCTGCGGTTACAGCGTTTGCAGATCACAGGAATCCCCTCAAGCAAACAGCTTTTTCCTCTACGGAATAGAGTTCCAGACAGCCGCACCACATGGAACGCTGATCATGATACCTAATACCTTGAGAAACATGAGTAAGGAAGTGCCAGATCTGATCTTCAGAAATCATACACTCACCCCTATACTTTCATCAGATTGGAAATGAGAAATTGTGACTCTGGAAACCTCTCCCTTCTCTACAAGTTTCAGAAACAGGCTGGCAGCTGCCTTCCGGGTTGATGTAGGCCGGTTACCTACAATCTTTTCTATCTCATATTTCCAGAGTTTAGGATCCAGGCGCACAGCTCTCTCAATTGCCTCCCACGTTGTCGTCAAGATAGATCCGGAATAGTTCAAAACAAGATATCCTCCATCCTCTCTGTATCGAAGCTGAGGGTGTTTGGGGATATCTGTCCAGTGAACTTTCGGGCCCTTCTTTGGTACATGTTTGACAGGAATTTTATCAGCCGGGGTGCTGTCTTTCTGAGAAGTATCAAGTCCAGTCATGGCAGAATTGACAACTTCCTTCTCAATGAGCTCAGAAGTTTGTTCGACGTTCAACCCATAGAAGACCGGTTCACTAACAGGTTTCAGAGCTTCAGCAATCCTCTCCAGAGCTACCTGCAGAGCAGGGGTAGCTGTAATATGGATATGAAGAGAAAGGTTAATATCAGGAAGAGTAATACTTCCTGTAAGAGTGGAGTTCTGTCCTTTGGTGGGACATGTGGTTAGTTCTCCACTCTTTTTACATATAGGGATTTCTGAAGCAGTTTCTCTGCTCATCAGATCTCCCCCCTATCAATCATTTTCTGAACTCTTCTGGTAGTATCCGGGGCAATTCCTGTTTCTCTCTGGATATCTCTGGGCCCAAGTCCTTCTCTGATCTTTCTTGCAGCAATGAGGTATTTTGTGTGATATCTCTTCTGCTGCCCTTTGGAGTTCTTTTTGCACTTACTCAGGTGTTTGTTCCACCCGGCAATGGCTTCGGTCCTTGTGAGGGTCACTGTATCACCTCAACCCCAGAGTTTGTGATCTTCATGGCAGCAATATGCGTCCCCCTTCCAACCGAGCGACTTCTGAATGCTTTTATTGCTGAAGTGGTGAGTCCAGGTTTACTTTCTGCCTTGAGTGTTTCCCATATTTCTTTTGCCGCAAACTGGCTCTTGTCGCCGAACGGTCTGAGTACATGGTTGGGCTCTTTGTTGAACTCGCTTTCAGGCTGGTTTGTCACAAGAACAATCCCGTTATTTTTGTACGCCCACTCTTTGAGGCTGCCAAAGATGGCAATCATCTTCAAGAGGGCGTCCCCTTTCTGTTTCATGTTCATGCGGGCAAATGTTGTAAGTACAGGGAAGCCCACACTATCAAGGATTACTACATCTCCAGCAGGAAGGTTCTGGATTACTCTGTCAATTTCTCCGATGACTGGAGTGTACTGATATGTGCATTTCTTCAGGAGATCGATATCCGCCTTAGTAAGGTTCCGTTCGGTGTCAAGGTAGAACACCTTTTTTCCAGCTGCAGCTGCTTCGTAAGCCACTCTCTTCACAAAAGCAGTTTTACCTGAACCAGTATCTCCAAAAACTTCTAAGACATCATTGCCTACATAATCATAGATCATATCGAGAAGAGGTGTCTTAGACTGATAAGTTCCAGACGGTTCAACAGGAGCAGGCTCTTTTGCTTTTTTGGTTTCATCTTGTGCTTTCTTAGCTTCAAGTTCCGCTGCTGCCTGCTCAAGTCTCTCAAGTTCTTCAAGCCTTTTGATGTTCTCTTCTCTTTCATTCCTTGCCTTTTCTTCAGCTTCCTTCTTTGCTTCGTCCTCATTGATCTTGTCTTCGAAGGTCTTTTCAGGGGTTTCTTTTGAGGTTGAATCATTCACAATTTGGGGGACTTTTTCAGGACTCAGGGGGATTTCCTGATCAAAACTAAATCCACCAGCTTTCAAGTTATCAAGAGGATCCTTTTCAGATTCTTGCACAGAATAATCCGCTTCTTCATCGAGCAGAGCAATGAGTGCTGCGGAAAACTTATCCTCAAGAGCTTCAATGACTCCTTTTACATCCTCAGGGACTCCTACGTCCTTTTTAGGATTGTACAATTTTCCTTTGCTCCTGGCTTCATATATTATACTCTTCTCAAGGATTGTAATTTTGACATCCCAATCTGAGTTGATTCTCATCGAGGCAGTCCGCTCATCAATTTTTATCAGAGATGGAATTTTGAGATCAAGCAGGGTTTTCATTCTGATACCAATAGTGTTCACGTTTCAGTCCTCCCTGCAGTCTGGACACAATCTTTCCAAGTCGCCTACTGTGCTTTCAAAAGGCTTCCCGCAATAGTTGCAGCGCCTTTGAGTTTTCTCTTGTTCTTTGGCACCTTTGTCCGAGGTCATGCCTGTGCCTCCGCTCTTCTCCTTCTTTCAGCCACAAACTGTTCATCTTCAGTAATTCTCTTCGCTTCAGCAGAGACTTCTTCCAGCTTCTTCTCATCAACATAGAAAGCATCAAGAGTTGCCAGTGGGTCTCTAATTTCAAGCTTAAGCTCTCTTCCCGGGGTCAGAGGAATGATATGAGACAGGTTCCTTTCGGTCTCAGCTTCAAAGGAAAGAACACACTGAACTCCGTGGTAGTATCCTCTGAATGTAGCTTTGAACTTCGAAGGCTTTCCGACAGTATAGTTCATCGTTTTCTTCTCAAGTTCAATAGACATCGGCCTGCCTCCTCATCTCCATCTTCTCGATCCTTGCACAGTCAACACAAAGCGGTCTGATCTCATTCTCCAGAGCAACTACTCCACAGCCGCATCTCGAACACACACTTTTCTTGTAACTCATTTCTTATCACCAATTTTCAAAACAACCGACGGTTTCCCCTCAGTCTCACTTCTAAACTGCTCAATCTCAGGATGTCCAGCTGCTATATATCCAAGGAGAGCTTCATCGTTCCACTTCACAGATCTGGCACCTTTCCGGAAAATGGCCTGTCCAAAACAGCACTGGAACGTTTTCTCACGTCCCAGGATTTCCTCCCGGATGTTCTCCTCGTGCTCCTGGATAGCTGCAAGATAAGGCTCAGCAATGTTATCCCGCTTCTCCTGAAGGATTTCTATTTCCTTGTCGAGCTCTTTGACCTCGTCTGCAAGATCCTGCCTGAGCTGAATTATCGCCTCAAACTCTGCTGGGAGATCTACACGGGTAGCATCTTCAGCCATGAGCCTGTCAACCATTTCAGTGTTGAATCCGCTCAC